ACTCTTCCATATTTGACTAAAGCTCTAGGTTCGTTTCTAGATGCTGACGGACAATCTGGAACTTGCCCCCAGCAAGTTGATTCGGCGTTCTACTGTACTGCTATAAACAGCACAGCTACAGCAAGCCTTACTGAAGAGAGTGTTCAGAATAACCTAAAAACTCTTTACGAGATTACAGGGTCTATTCGGGACTATGATATGGTTCTAGGAACCACTCTGAAACGAGCGTTTACTGGTTTTACACAGAACATTAGTGCTTCTGATGAAGCCGCTAGTCCTGTTAAAGTCTTTAATCAAGACGCATCAGCAAGATCATTCATTAATGTTATCGACGTTTTTGAAGGAGATTTTGGTCGTTTGAGATTGCACCCCAGTACGCACGTTGGATATGGTAATGTAGCATCCGCTACCCGTGGGTATGTTATTCCGTTTGATAAGGTGGAGATTCGCTACGGCAAACTTCCACAGATCAAGGAGTTGACAGATAACGGCGGTGGCCCAGCTAGGCTCATCGAGGCTGTTGCGGCATTAGTCGTAGACAATCCTACGGGATTTGGGTTTTATAACTCTACTACGTAATAATGTATGCCCCCGAAGGGTTGAGTGATGAAATGACCTCCCTTGTGGGGGCGGCACTTCGGAAACGGTTGATCCGTGAACATGATAGTTCGCGGGTCAGCCAATCCGATGGTGTTGCCGGGGCAGCTAGAAGCGAATCGCATACAACTAGTTTTGGACAGCATAAAGCTAGAATAGAACCCACCTCCTACCATTACTGGGGTAAACGCCTTGGGTATGGTTGTTGGAATGATCGTAAATTTATGAAGGAATATTTGCGTGACAATCCAGAGAGTAGGGTTAAGAGTGCGGGTGGAAAGAAAGCACAAGTCGGATATGGCGGGAAAAAAGAACATGGATATTATGACACTCCGCGAGGCCGAGTCACATATCGAAAGGTGTTCGGCCCAAACGAACGGGTAGAAGTAGACGCTACTCTTTAAACATTTAAATTATGGCTAATAAAAAATCTAGTTTTACGAAGACTTACCTAAAAACAGTAAAGCGCGAATACAAACAAGCTAAAAAAGATGTACAGAGTTTAGGTAACATCTATCAGCGCGAATACAAACAAGCTAAAAAAGATGTAAAGAGTTTAGGTAACATCTTAAAAGGAAAACCTGCTAGTGGGTCTTTAAAAGGTGCTTTAAAAGTTGGCACTAAAGAAACCACAAGAGGAAAACCACCACCAAAACAACAAAGGAAAATTCCTAAAGATATTACTAAAAGAAGTCCGGTAGTACGAAAAGTTCCTACAAGAAAGAAACCTAGTAAATAAGTGCAAACGCTTAAATTCAGTAGTGTTGTATATGGAGTCTCCCAATTAGCCGGATTGGATAGGGATAACCTTCCCGGTCATTTCTTTAAACAGGTTCGAGATTTAGCTAGTCACAGGTTAGGCATTGCTTGGGAAACCGAGTATTGGCCTCAACTAATCAAAATAGATTCCACCGCAGTAACAACTACGGATGGTGTAAGCAGCATGGCATACCCAGCAACGGCTGGAGAAATTTTAACAGTTTATGATAAAGACCCTGCAAAAACTACTGCTCTTTCCTCTGTTAGTTACATATTGCGGGATGATAATAGTGATAGCAGTAATAATTCTGGTAGGACAATCAATGTCTTCTCTGCTACCACGCCGCTTTTTGTCGAGTATCGGATTACTAGACCCTCGTTAACGGGAGACGTTTGGGTTGCTGCTTCTTATGCGTCAGGGGCGCAAGTATACTATAGTGGAGATTTTTATACCGCTAATACAGGGACGGCTACCTCTTTCACTCCTTCCGAGTGGGATAAGGTTCTAATGCCTAAAATTTTTGAAAACTATCTAGTCCGTGGAGTTTATGCGGATTATCTTCGTTCCAATGGGCAAACAGATATTGCCGTTGGAGAAGATCAAAATGCAGAGAGCTTACTTATTCTAGAATCAGATAAACTATACCGACAACAAGGCCAAGTAAGAACGGCTAATGTTGTCACCTATTGACTTTTATGGCCGATAAAGCTAAACTAAAAGAAGCGTTGGATGTGTTGTACGTTGCGGCTGGGAACGCCCCGCTAAACAGGCAACAACATGAAATGGTAACAAATGCGGCTCGTGCGATTATGCAGGAATGCGGATTGAACGAGTCGCCAAACGGGGGTCAAGAAGTTCTTGAGCCTGAAATTATTGAGGAAAAAAAAGATGGCAAGTAATGTAAGAATAGCAGGATCAATTAAGGTTACGCAATCCGATGCGAACGCCACTATACCGGCTAACGTGGATAGGCGAAAGGTGGTTATTAATACTGGTGCAGCGGCGGGAACAGTTAAATTTAACTCCGCTGATGATGCCATAGTCGTGGGGATAAACACACATTGGACACTTGAGAACTATCAAGGGCCGATTATTGTTACCGGAGATAACACCAAAGTTTTAGAGTTTGAATAATGAGATTAGACCTAGACCTAGTTAAGACACTAGGGGTCACGGCGATTGGAACGGGGAACGTACTCCTAAACATCGACGTAGCCCTAAAGGTTTTAATCAGTCTGGTCAGTTTAATATATGTATGTATGAAAACATACGATTTATATAAAAAGAGATGAAGAAATTAGTGAAATCAAAAACAGTATGGGCTGCCGTGGCAGCAATTGTAGGAGCTATTGGCGGTTATTTTACTGAAGATATAGCGTTTGGTGAGATGATGCAGCTAGTGGTTACTTCCGCATTAGCCGTTTTCTTGAGGCATGGAGTCGCCAAGGTCGAAGAAAAGGTAGAGTAGTGGGGATTATAAAGGCAATCGTGGCCTTACTCCGAGCCGTTCCAAGTTTGGAGCGGCTTTTTTTATCAATTTTCGATGGAATAAAGGAAGCTAATGCAAAAGCTAAGTATGAGGAAAAACTTGATAATATTAATGCTGCCGTTGATGCTCACCGCATGTCAGGGATTAAAGTTAAATGGAGTGAAGGAACTGACCGATCACCCCCAGTTTCCGATAGCAGCGAGGGAAGCACCAGCTTTCACGAAGGCAGCATTGAGGAAAGTAGCTGAACTAGAATATAAAATTGAACGGGAATAATGCCACGACCAGAACCAATACTTGACGGGGATACCTTTTTTAAAGGGGTGAACGCTCGTCTCGATCCCGGTCAACTAGAAGCCGGGTTTGTGGCTAGTGCCATAAATAAGCGTTTTTCTAATGGGGTTGTGGAAACCAGACCCGGTATTAAGAAGATGCCTTGGAGTAACAACGCCAAAGTATCTTACGATGACACAACCGGATATAGTGCCACGGGGGAGTACGTTTTATATAGCGGGAGACAAGTGTCTTATAGTAGCCAATCGGATGCTGAATCTGGAACTAATCCAACTTTTTCAAACGTAGCAGTAGATACTAATCCTCCATCCACCGATACCCCCGGTCTTGCTTCATTAACAGTTACAACCGGCCCCGCTAGTCAGGAAGCAAATGCTAATTTAGGCCCGTATTTTAAAACGACAGGCACAGTAGCCGCTGGATTAAATCCATTAAAAAGCAGCGATAATACTGTTAATGCAGGATGGGTTAGTGCTGGACATAAGATTTTTGGCTTTGGAACTGTTTATGGAGCGGGAGTTTTTCGTGATCCAGCCGGTAGGGAATACCTAATAGTAGCAGCCGAAGACGGTGTTTTTTCAACACGAGAAGGATCGCAAGCTGAAAAACTATCAATGCCAACAGGAGAGGTAATTGAAGAAGATGTTTTTTTTGTTCAATGCTTTAATGTCTTAATGATGATGCGAGGAGAAAGTAAACGACCTCTGGTGATGAAAAAAATAGAGGACGGTTTTGAATCCATCGTACAAGAAGATACTGATGTGGATATTGATGAAAACGATTCAGATGGAACAGAACAAATTCCTAATTCCAGTAGTGCTTTGTTTTTTGGAAACAGGCTTTTAATTCCACATTCCAGAGATTTAATCGCGGCGTCTGATTTTTTAAATTATACCCGATACCAGCCTGTAATGGCTAATTTCAGAATCAACCAAGGGAGTGAGGATGAGTTAGTTGCCATTCAGAAAATTGACGTTACTACAATAGTAGCTTTTAAAAGTAACTCGATTTACGTAATTAGTAACTTATATGGAAACGCAACTGATGCTATTTTAGACGAGATTACTAGGGAATATGGAGCCGTTAGTGCTAAATCAACCGTCCAAGTGGGTAGTGATGTTTGGTTTTTATCTTCTAAAAAAGGCATTTGTAGTTTGTCAGTTGCCGCTCATGGTAAAATCAACGCTGTTCAATTACCTATAAGCGAGCATATCCAACCACTTATTGATCGTATAAATTGGAATCACGCTAGTAAAGCTGTAGCTGCCACTTATGGAAATAGATTCTATTGTGCTGTTTGTATAGATGGAGCTACCGAAAACAATGCTATTTTAATCTACGACTTCCTCCAAAACGCATGGAGTGGGTATGATACTGGTGCTGATATAATCGAGGTTAAAGAGTTTTTAGAGATGGAGTTTCAAGGCAAACGCCGTTTGTTTTTCTTATCTACTGATGGTTTTATAAATTTATACGACGATAATATTTCTGTTTGTGGCCCCGTGGACGAAAAAGGTAACGCAGACGGGAGCATAACCGTAAACCAAATATCGGATGAGGTAATTACTAGAGGATATACGGCCAAGGATATTTCGCAGAAAAAATGGAGAAGTGCCGAGGTACAAGTATCCACAAACGATCCTAAATTTACTGTTACCACGGTGTACGATGGGCCGGAAGAAAACGACGAGAACCTAGTATCAGACAAGACCTTTTCTAGAGTCAAATATGATAAGCCTTTTGATAAGGTGGATTTTGACCAATCTATGGCTGATGATGATTTTTCAACTAAATTTAGGGAAGACTATAGTGTAAAACTTGCTGGTGAAACAGGTGGAGTTGACATAGACACAGATTGGACAGGCGTGCTTGAACCAGTTGACACCGGATTCGACCCAGATTTGCAGCAATCCAGCACAAACAAATACAAATTTAGAGGTGCGGGAAGGTACATCCAATTAAAAATAACCAACACTCAAGGAAGGTTGGAGTTAAATACTGTTAAGGTAGGGGCTTTAGCCGGAGAAAATTTAATAAGAAAGGAATTATAAAATGGGTTTAAGTATAACGGTTCAAAAAGGGCATGATTTCTCATCTGGTAATGTTACTAGAGCAGCTTTAAATGCCGGGGCAACTCCTACAATAGCCATAACCGGGTCAGTAGGAGATTCAGAGTTGGCAGACGATAGTGTTGACGATGCGAATATTAAAGATACCGCACAGATATTAGCGAAAAAACTTAATATTCCAAATGATACGCTATTAGTTGGAGGAACTGTTGACAATATTGAAAATAGAGGAAAATCGTATCCCATAGACACATCACTTCAAAGTGCCACATTAGACGGAAGTATTAAACTTCTTGCCGATACGGGTTATAAAATAGAATCTGTAGCAACTAACTTATCGGACAGAGGAGGTCATGTTGGTATCCAGAAAGATTTTGTATCGGGATCAGGTGTTACTTTTTTAAAATTATTGCTTAATACGGGAGTAGTAACTGGAGGTCACCTTCATCAAGATTTATTTACAGATTCGGTAACTAGAAATTCGGCCACAGGACAAATAGAAGTCGGAGTTAACTCGGTTGATGTAACGAAACTTAAAAGAGAAGGTACGTCTGGGCATGTTTTAACATCAAATGGAACAAACCTTGACCCTGAATATAAGGAACTGGAAATAGCAGCTTCTCCTGTTTTTGAAACTGAAAGTACAAGCACTTGTTACTACCTAGTTCCAACAGCTACTACTAAAATAAGGATACAAGCAGTCGGAGGTGGGGGTGGGGGTTCTGGTGAGTACCAACCTTCAACCCGATATGGAGGAAGTGGGGGAGGTGCTGGAGCGTATGTTCAGGCTGATTTTAGCGTTTTAAATAATGGAGCAGTTAAAACTTTAAACTCAAGTGTAACAGATGATGGTGCGGACTATTCGGCAGCGTTAGGGCTTTCTACTACTGGAGGAACCGGAACTGGAGCTACTATTACAGTACAAACAGTTGATGGAAACGGTGCTATAACAGGTTTCGCTTTAACTACTGGAGGTTCTGGATATACAGCGGGTGATGTTTTAACCGTTGTCCAAGAAGGTGCATCTGGTGGACAAGTTACGGTAACTGAAACTGAAGTTGCGTTATTAAAAATAAGTGCTGGGGCTGGTGGAGCAAGAGAAGACGGGTCTGGCTCCGCCGCCGCCGGAGGAGCTAGTTTTGTTTATATGGACATTACCGGAACAACAAATCATCCTAATAGCCAAGACGCCCCCGATGGAACAGTAATAATAACAGCCGCCGCTGGTGCTGGGGGGGCGTATTCGCAAGGAAATGTTGCTGCCGGGGGGGCGGGTGGTCAAGTTGCGAATTGTACTACTGGGGCCGGTGCTTATAACACAAGTATTTATGCCGGGGGTAGTGGTGGTGATAATGATACCCAATGGTATGGGGCCGAACCTGTTACTGGTACTTATATCGGAAATACTGCGGGACACGGAGGGCATTCAAGATGGGGCGCACCGGCTACTGGGTTAAACACAACTGGATCAACAGCAGAATCTGTTGGGCAAGGTTATGGACAAGGAGGAAGAGGCCATAACGACCATTTATCTAGTACCCCAAGTACCGAAGTGGGCGGCAGAGGTCACGTTAAAATATTCCTATTGAACTAATGCCTTCTCACACACTCATAACTGATAGTAAAATCAGTAATCAAGCGAGGATTAATCCTCAAAAGATTGCCCCCTCCGACGAAGCCTCTTTTTTAATAACTCAAAAGGATAAAAAATATCAGTCGAAAAAGATTCATGGAGATGGAACGGTTGACTCGAATGGTAAATTAACGATAGTTCAGCCCAGCGTTTCCCAAGTAGTTGAAGAGAGTCTGCCAAATAGAACAGTTAAAGTTGGAACCAGTTCCGGTAAAAACGAATATGTTAAACTGGGTTCCAAAGCCGGGGAGATAGCGGTAAGAGATGCGAGCGGTTTTCTTTTTGCAAAAGCATCAGAAAGTTCTATTAGTGCCGCAACTGCTACTAAAGCTGATACAGCTAACAGAGCTATTAGGGCAAACATAGCTGACAAAGCTGATCTTGCAACCAACGCCGATGATGCGACTCTGCTAAACGGCAACAATATGGACTACTACCGAAACGTGGCCAACCATGTTGCGGAAGCTGAAACA